TTAATCACAAATGTAATTGGAGGCACCATGCTATTCCGCATGGGAGAGCGCATCACACATATTATTGACATTTATTTATGAAACAATTATCTAGAAACAGATTAGCTATGATAGCTTCTCTGAGACTTTCAAATTGTACATATGATAAAGTCGTTAACATATGGATTAAGTATGAAACCGAGATCCAACGTTCAATTAAGAACAATGGAAAACTGCACACACTTGGAAGATACAAAGAAAGCTACGTATTTCTACGTAACTATCTGTTGGAACTTCCCACTCAACCAATTTCGTTCACTCGTGTAGACAAACTTCAAATCCCGAAAACCTTGTGGCCTTTAAGACCACTCATCAAAGGTAATAGAGAGGAGAAGAGAGTCGCCCTAAGTATCGCTCGCGGATACGAGCAAATCCGTCTAGAAATAGATTATTCTGACACTAGCGCGATTACGGACAAACATTCTCCTTTACAGGAAAATGCAGTTCTGAATCTAACTAGGCAGTTTAATAAATTTCTTAAACAGTTTACTCGACACCGTAAGTGGTACCTTGGGTATCTGAATGATCCAATTCCACCTTACAGCAAGGTACTTACAACGCTTTCGAAAGGTCCTAACGGGCCTGCCGTAGCTAGTTCGCACCTTGATGCAAAGGCGGTCATCAACGATAAAGTGTTGCACCAGTCCTTGAAGAAACTCAATCAAGCTTTAGAGCAAGATTGGATAACTTCTTGGATGGAACAGCAAGCTGAATCATATGACGGACAAACCGACTTATTTACCGGTAGGCTAGGCTTTTCAGCTGAACCTGGTGGTAAAACAAGGAAGTTTGCAATTGGAGATTACTGGAGTCAGTTATCATTAAAGCCGATACAAATTGCTTTGTATAGGACACTAAAATCAATACCGACGGATACAACTGCTAATCAGAATAGAGGTTTTCTAAACCTTGTTTCTAAGAGTAGAGGTAAACCGACGTATTGTTTTGATCTTTCATCAGCTTCGGATAGGATTCCTGCAAGTATGCAGAAATACCGTCTTCAACTAATGAAGGATCGACATTTAGCCGATAGCTGGTACCAAGTAATGACGAAGCGTAACTTTCGCATCAAACCATTAAACAAAGACGTGAGTTGGGCGGTAGGTCAGCCACTTGGCTTACTATCATCCTTCCCCAGTTTTGCTTTATGGCATCATGACATCATCCAATTTGCAGCAAATTATGAGAGGTTCCACAGCGGAAAACCGTTGAAGTTCTTCAAACAATATGCGCTCCTTGGAGACGATGTTGTGATATACGATGCTAAAGTGGCACGGCGTTACCAACGTTTGATGAAAGATATTGGTGTTACCATCAATATCGATAAATCAATCATAGGTGACAAGAATAATTGCCAAATAGAGTTTGCCAAACGGCTCGCCCTAAGAGGCAAGGAAATGTCGTCAATCAAACACAACATACTACAAAAGAATAGCGAAAATTATATGCTAGACTTAGTAGGATTGTTATGTGAGAGAGACTTCATCGCCCCTGATACAGATCACTACGGTTTGCATCGGGTTCTTAAATCGGAGAACCTTCAGCGCTTTAGGTATATGTTATGGTTAAGATCCAGTACTTCCCCTACGTTAGAAATAACAATAGGTAAGAAGATCGCTGTGATCAGCCGTGAGGATATGATTCAAAGAATTACATCCAAACGGACCCAGAACATTATAGATAAAGCAATGAAAATAAGAGGTTTTGATATGGAAGAGGCATTGCCTATCCTTCTCAAATCCTTTAAATCCATTTCCGTGTCTTGCAGTGAGAAGACCTTGACAGATAGGAGTATCGGCGACCTAAAAGGAAGCCATCCTATTGTGCTATCTCTAACTCAAACATCCCGTGAGCTACAATTTCTTATGTTCACTGTGTTGGATGATTTAGAACCAGACGCAGTATCTCCGGTTGAGTACTTACCAATAGTATCGGAGAAAAGTTATTTTAGTAACCTAACGGCTACCAAAGTTTACCTTTCAAAGATCCTACTGGAGTGTTTTCAAGAAGCTCTAGATGAAACGAACTTACAAGAATACGTACAAATGCAGTCGAAGGGACCTGCACCGGGAATATAATAGGTGCAGCTTGCATAAATGCTGAGCTATCAATGGCAATG